CTACCACACACAACAAAAGCATTAAACATGAGAATAATATGATTTAGAATAAGATGAGTTTTCAATTCACCAGTTGTTTCATATCTCTTAAATAATCTTTTGATATATTTGAATCGATTCAAATCTTCTTCAAAATCCTCATACGTTACCGATGTAGGATTATCATAATGTTTCATTGCAAACATGATCCAATTATCTTTGGTCAACTCATCAAAAATCATACATTATCATGCATAGGTAAGTGAAGCAGAATTAGAAATAATTTCTTCAGTACCGCCAGCAGAAGTAATCTTCACACGGAACTTGTAACCATTATAGGTTGCTTTAGCTGCTGCAGTAAGAGTAAGAGTTGCTGTGGTAGCACCAGTATAAACGCCAGTGTTTGTGAGGTTAGCCCATTTAGATGTTTGTGAAGCAGTTTGGAATTGCCATTGATAAGCAAGAGCTCCAGGAGTGCCAGTAGTAGAAGTAGAAACAGCAAATGTTCCAGTGAAAGGAGTTGCTGCACCAGTTACATTGGCAGGCTGCGATGTAATCGTAACTGCAGATGCTACGTCTGCTGCAATAGTATCATCAGCCTGAGTTTCATTAGCGTTAAGATCTGGATTGGCAATCGTTATAAGGTGCTCTGCTTTATGACGAGTATTGCCATTTGTATCAGTGTATGTAAAATATGACCACCACCCAGGAGCATTAATACCACGTACTTTGTTTTCATTCAAAGCAGCTTCTGTATTATCAACAAATACAATTGTTTTTGCTTGTGCAGAAGAAGCAACACCTCTACCTGCTTTAGTTTTATTAGTGTTGCTATCAGTCCTTCCGTATAGAGACATTTATACTCTCCGATTAAACTTTATATCTAAGAAATATTTATAAAAAAAGGGGAGTTACCTCCCCCAAGAAATCTAAATTTTATTTAAGAATCAGCAATTTTTTAGAAGTGCTGTTCTTACAGTTCCTGCAATTACGTCATCAATATCATTATCTGTAGTTTTTACATAACGCTCAAGTAGTTCTACTACCAAACGCTTAGTATGACAAGAACCAAGTGCTACAAAAAGAATTGGTTTTACTAGTTCTACAATTGCTCCCATAATATCCTCCGTATGTTGTTTTGGGGTTCCTTTTTTATTTATTCTTTCTCTTGACTTTTTAAAGCTCTAAGAAGATATTTTTTATTCTTCTTTTTGCTTCCGTCAGTATCATCTGCTTGATTTGGAATACTGGGCATTACCTCAACGGTTGCCCCCTTCACTTTTTTTCTTCTTCAATCTCCTTACGAATTTCCATGTCTTCCTTAATTTTCTTTTTAGCAGCAAGTATCTTGCTTACTTTACCACGACGAGCAGCAAGATACTTGTCCGACTTATCGTGATCACCATCATTGTCGATATCCTTATCTTCTTTACCTACTGGATCAAGTTTCTTTTCGGTAATATCAAAATCTTCTTTCTTCATTTTATTCTTTTCTTTCCAAGCAGTTGCATATGCAATGCTCTTTTCTTTTTCTGAAACACCACCTTTAGAATAACCTTTCTTGATGTGCTTCACCATACGCTCATACTTTTCACCTGGAGGTGCTTTTTCATCAAGTTCAATGACACCAATTTCTTCTTTCACACACTTGTCTTTACCATTTTTGGTTCCAGCATACTTGTAACCTTTCCAGCAAGCTTTACCATCAGCACCTTGCTCTTTACCTTCTTCATTCTTTTTCTCAAAAACATAATGAATATTATCAACCATTAAGTTGAAAGCTTCCTCCATTCTTTCTTCCTTTTCTTTCTTTTCTTTTTTCTCTTTCTTCATTTCAGAATGACCTGATTCACAGGACTTTTCCATTTTCTCTTCCTTAGCAAGAATAGTGGTGTTGCGAATAGTTGCACCATGTGATTGCTTAATGCCAGAGCCAGTGCGAAGATCTACCGCTGGATCTGGAGAACCTGCACCTGCTTTTGGATCTTTCTTTGTAACTGTATCCGTATTATCTTTTTTAGGTAGCGTAGGAATACCTTCCTCAGATACCTGCTTCACACCACCAAGATAAGCAGCGGTTGTTTCAATTAATGCTCTAGAAAAATCATCATGATGACGAACTGTTGTCGTTGGTTTCTGTCTGTCCATTTGTAAAGAATATACTTTTTTTCCTTTCTTTATTTATGTTTTCCGACACATTAACTTCACGAATATCCTTTACCCACGCACGAAACATTCTACTATCTTCTGTAATCACAATTACATAGTTAGTTCCAGAACGATGAATACGTCCTTTCTCTCCAGTGACTGCGGACATTACATAGTCACCTTCTTGGAAAACTTCCTTCTGGATATAACGCTCACGAAGAGTTTCTTGTCTTAACTGCTTGAAATTTTTCATCTTGCGTTATTTGTTAATGGAGAATAGGAGACTCGAACTCCTGACAGCCTGCTTGCAAAGCAGGTGCTCTACCAACTGAGCTAATTCCCCAACATATATTCTACTGTATTTGCCACATCATTCATTGCATCACGAAGATTTGGACGTTGCCCAGATTCTTGTTTAACAATAGGACGATGATCATCAGTAAGAGTCCATCTCCATTGTTTCATTTCTTCACAGTACCAAAGATTAATTTTCATATGAATAGAAACAGACTAAACGGAAAGGGTGGGATTCGAACCCACGGATGCTTTCACATCGCTAGTTTTCAAGACTAGAGCCTTCAACCACTCGACCACCTTTCCAAAAAAGCATCAGAATGATGCATCATAATACTTATTTATTTCAAGTTCCTCATACTCATGTCGCTGAGGATCGTAGATATTATCTAGATCCTCTTTGCTGATGTTATGAGCAACTACTTCTTTTTGATCGTAGACGTGATAAATTTTATCGGTCGTCTGCTGCTCGATTTTCGGAATAGAATACATCAAACTCTCCTCCAGGATAACGCTTAAGTAGTTTGTTTACGTTAGTGGAAATCACATCATCAAACGAAACGCCTAGAGCATTACATGCTTGGGCAACATACCACATGATATCACCCAACTCAATAATAAGATGTTCTCGATTGTCATCGTTCCAAGGCTTACCTTGGAATACCATCTTCTTAATGATCTCAAGAAACTCACCACCCTCAGCATTAATGCCAACGCCAGCAGTAAGCAGTCGTTCAATATTGGCACCCTTAGAATCAAGTTCAACAAGACGATCAGAAAGATATACAAAATCTTTGGAAGCATCGGATGTTACTTCATCAACGAATTCAACATAACGATCAAAGTCAACGTGCTTAGTCATAGATTAGATTACGAACTGGGAAAATTTGTTAATACGAGATTGTTTGCTTGAGATTTCCTCAAATGCTTCATACGGTTCTTCCTCCACAGAATTGAGAAGGTCGCCGCCGTCTGAATCCTCTACATTATACAGCTTCATCTTCGATCTGTCAACCCCCACAGTAAATCTCTTGTTGAAGGTGGGATCGTTATATCGGTTCTTGAGTTGTTTGACCATGATGCGACCAGATTGTTCAAGTTCCTCAGTAGCGATAAGAGCAAACATAAAGTCAGCTGTAGCGGGAAGACCAAAAGACTCGGAAGTATCGGTAATATCAACGTCGCTATTGCCAAAGCCACTCCTAGTAGTTTGAGTAGCAGAAACAATTGGAAGGTCATGCTCAACAGCAAGACCTCTAAGTTCTTCAGCGATTGCTTTAACATAGGTGTAACTATTTACGATTTGACCTTTATATCTTGAAGATGCACATATGTTAAGGTAATCGATAAAGATAATGTCTGGTTTGAAATATTTCTTCAAACTCAACTCATTAAGAAGTGCCTTGAAATGACCAGCATGAGCAGACGCAGTTGGGTATTCTTTAATAATAAGTTTACCCTGTGTCTTATTACCAATCTCTTTGATGCGAGATGTAAATATTGATTCTGGAATAGAACCAATATCTTTAATATTTACATTCAGAAGATTGGCGTCAATACGTTCTGCAATCTTTTCTTCTGCCATCTCAAGAGTAATGTAAAGAACATTTTTTCCTTGAGATAAACATGCAGCAGCAACGTGACACATGAAAAGAGATTTACCCACACCAGTTCCAGCAAGTGCAACGTTAAGTGTTTTGTTTGGCAGACCACCTTTGGTAATAAGATTAAATTTATCAAGATCAAAAGGAATCTTCTCTTCTTTTAGATGATAATAATCGTAACGCTCTAAAGCATTATCGACATAATCATGACCTACGTGTTCATCGAACGATACTGCCAGGGCCTCTTGAAGTATACTGGGGATCGCATCCTTTGATACTTTTGATTCACCTCCGTCAGCAATCTTGATCGATTCAAGAAGGGCAAGGTAGATTGCTCTATCTTTACACCACTTTTCTGTTGTATCAAGAAGCCAGTTGTATTCAACATCGACTTGATTGAGTTCTTGAATTTTCTTAACTGCGTTCTGATACGATTCCTCATTTAAATCTTTCCTTGTTTGCAGATTAATTTCAAGCACTTCCGCTGTTGGTTGTGCTTGATACTTACTAGCAAAATCCCAGATCTCTTCATAAATTATCTTCTCAGAATAATCTTCAAAGTATTCTGGTTTAATAAAAGGAACTACCTTACTATAGTAGTTCCTATTAAAAAGTAGGTTTCTTAAAATTGTTTGTTCAATCCTCTCCATCTTCTGCTCCATACGTAAATTCTTTCTTAGCTTGTTGCTCAAGAAGTTGCATTACGTCTGGAGTAAAGTATTGTTCTGGATCAGCGAGAATTTGTTTGCCATAAATTTTCTTCCCATCAATTTCATAACGACCAGCAGTATTCTTCCAGAGACCAGCACGTTCTCCCAATTCCAATAGACCGTAATGCTGTTCTAGACCACGTTCATCAAAGAACAAGCGGGTTTCAATTTTAGACCCTTCACGAGTCAGACGGGACTTCTTCGCCTCGCACTTAATAATGTTTCCGATAAGTTCTGTTCCGTCTTTTTCTTTTTTCTTTCCGAGATAAATGATTGTGCTAGCAGAATACTTAAGACCACTACCACCGCCCATCTCTTTTGTAGGAACGTAAGCACCAACAACGTCATA